AGCGGGTGGCGGTGTGGCGGTGGGCGTCGGCGCGACAGGCGTGACAATGGGCGGGTCCGTGGGCTCGACTCCTGCCATATCTGCCGCAGCCATAATGCGTCGACGGTGCTCCTCGTAAAGCCCATCCGCCTCGTGGCCATAGCTGCACATGTGCCCACCGAGGCCGTCGCTGGCACCCCTACCGTCGTCTCGCATGTGAGACGCAAGATCCGCGGGGTCAATGTCAAGCTCGCCCTCGTTATACTCTCGCATTGCTTGATACTCGCATTTCGTGAGCCCTACCGCGGCTTGGAATTGCTCTTGCTCGCGCCGGACTCCTTGGTGCGCTGCGAGTGCGCCTGCCGCATCCCTTGGCCCCGGAACATACCTAATTTCGTCAAGGCGGCCGGTCATAACTTTTAGAAACGTGTCCGCTGTGAGCGGTTGGTGAGTATCTAAGTAATCGGTGGGCAACACTGCGTTTCCAACTCCTGCAGCAAAATTCGCAAACGTGCCCGCTGCACCTGCACCCACACCCTCTACAACACCTTCCGCGATACCCACAGCCGCGTCTCCGGCCGCTTTGCCAACGGATTCTGCAGTAGTGTTTGTGAAGCTGTAAATTATGAAGCCAACGCCGGCAATAAGCGCAATGTTGATGACAGTAGACATGTGTCATCAAAGTTTCAGAATATCACTTCATGAACACACGAGTCTGAACTGAGTGCCGACTGGCTGTGATTTGACGCTGAATCTCGTCCTTCGACGGGCCCTCTGCGAGGGTCCCGTTGCGGTGCATCTCCTCTACGACAGGCCGCGTCGACGGTCGCGAATCGCTTATAAAGCCGTCGCGATACTGGTATTCGTGATCGAAGGGTGCAACCGCACCATGCTCAGTGTATGCTGTCACGCCTGGGCGTTTAATGTGGCTCTGCGCGAAGACATCTGCTACCGTCGGCAGAAAGGGTTGAGCGCGCGCGCTAGGTTGCGCTAAAATTGATTGCAAATGCGCGACGTCCCCAGCGCGCCGTGCGCGCCCTGTAGCACGGTGGTCAGCGTGCAAGTTATGGTGACTTTCATGGATCCACCTCTCGCGGTGAACTGGATCGACGGTGACCGTGTGTCCGCCCCAATCGACATATTGGTCAATCGTGTCATAAGCGACACCAGGCACCCCCATGTGTAACTGTTAGGTAGTTAGAAATCTTTACTACTCTACGGCGCCATGATACTCAACTTGCTGCGTTTCACCACTGTCCCCTCCTTGGCCTGCACCCTTTTGAGTTCGCGAGCGACCGGCTCAAGCGTCTTCTTCTCCTTTTCCTGTGCACGCGTTAGAGATTCACCAGCCTTGAGCATAGTCTCGAACTCGACTATACGGTCCACAATGTCCAGCATGACTGTTTTGTCCGGGATTGCTTGGATAGTGACGTCGCGGTATTTAGCACAGAAGGCTCCCATACTTGTAACATACTTGAGAAAATGTCCGGACCGTTCGTGTACTCACAGATCAGCCGACCCCGGCGGTTTGTTCACCGCCATATTCATACTCTTCACAGCACGTGCCATCTCCGGATTCTGGTTCGCGGCGTTGACCGTGATCACGGTGGCGCCGATGGCCAGTGCGAGGCGCCACTCTGGCGATGTGTAGACACCCGCGTTGTGCTTAATCATAAGTTCGTCTAAGATAGGCTGGAACTCCGACATATTCTGCTGCGTCACAGTGCCCAGACCGGTCAAGTTTAGACCTAAGGGGTTCCAGTAGTCGTTTGTGAGTTTCTCGATACCTAGCATCGTTCCAAACAAAACCGTAGCACCGAGATTTTGTCCGCCGCTCTGACTGCCGAGCTGGAGCTCGCAATAGTGCAGCTCGTCCTCTATCTCCTCGATGGTAGATTTACCGGACAGGTTGTTGCGTTTCTTTAAGTGGGGGAAACGCTCGCGGTATGCTGTGATCTTGTCAAGCAGCACAGAGCGATCTTTTGGAGGTTGGGGAGCGGGGGGAGGAACTTCGGATGGCACAGGGGCTTTTTTGCCTCCAGAAGCAGAAGTAGCGCCGGAGGTTAGGCGCTTCTCCTTCTCGGCCAAACGGGCCTCCTTTTGTAGTTCCAACTCGGAGGGAGGTCGTGGGACCTTTTTGTCACGCACGTCAATCTTAGCCTGAATTTTGATTGGGTCCAACTCGGCTAGGCCCAGTGGATCCTCATTGCTAGACGACGCCATTGGAGACCTCTTTCCACCGACCGTTCAGAAACTCTACTGCGCACATCAGTTACTCTACTGGCGCACAACGGTCACAAACAGGTCAATGTACCTCCAAAACTTATCATGCATCGCCGGCCTTTGCTGCACTGCGACAATCACCTCCTGCAACTCCAATGGGGCGTTATGCGCCTCCATGAGCTGCACCAGGCCACTCCAATTACGATGTGTAGCCAGGTCTGCGTTCGCCTCGAGCGTAGCACATAGTGCAGTCACCTCGAGCACGCTCCGCCCGTTAATGCCCGCGATGATGTCAACGGGCAAGTTCTCCTTGCCAACTTCCAAAGTTACCCAATTGGCCATGTTCTGGAGCTTTTGTAGCAGGTAGTTTCCCTTTGTCTCTGGTTCCTCCTCGCTCATGTGAAAACGTATGCTATGGCCGCGGCACCTAGTGGAACGGCTAGAAAATGATGCGTGGTCGCGTTCGGCGCCTTAGAAACCAACGAAAACGGCCGCATCTCGCCCTTTTCGTCAAACGACGCTTGCGGCCATCCGACGGCGTAAGCGGCGAGCCCGACGATGGTGCCGGCCACGAACGCGCGCGACATCGGCGTCGCGAGCCCTACTTTCACCATGACGCCGCGCATACCCTCTATCACCGGTGGTTCGATCGCCGCCATGTTTTTGTGTTGTTCTACAGTTTAGAATTTTAGAATGCGACCGCGTTTCCAACGCCGCCAATAGCACCGGCGGGAACTCCCGGCGGTTGACCCAGCGAGGGCTGGTATCGACCAGCTGCTGGTGGCGCAGCATTTTCATTTGCGTACATGCCCATTGCGAGCTCACCCTCCGTGTTGCCACGGCCGAGCGGACGGTTACTGCGGTCCATCGTCCAATTCTCCGGATCACGAGGACGCTTCCCGTGCACCGCCGAGGCAAACGGTAGACGCATGTCATTCCTACCCTTACGTGGAGACTGGAAGTTGAACGGCGACAGCCAGCCGGGCGTGTAGCTCGAATCGACCGGAAGACGCCGGTTCATCAGACGCGGGCCCGCGATCTTGCCCTGATCGACGAGATACTTGAAGTGCAGGTCATCGAAAGTGTTTATGCCCCAACTGTCGATCATCTGATTCCGCAGCGCGAACTCGTAATCAGTGTGCGCCTGCTGCAGGCGCCGATTGACGTAATCCGGGTAGATCTCCATCAGCCACTTCATGTTCCCCGGCTGGCGTGGATCGATATACGTCTCGACGTAATCGTCGAACTTCGCGAGCTCCGCCTGGTCCTTCATCGACTTGAGGTAGGCGACCTCGCCGTCGGTGATCGGGTCCGTGCGAACGACGCCCGCCGACTGGTTCTCCGGCCGACCCGCAGCCTGACGAATCGCCTGGCGAAGAACCATGTTCTCCTTCTGCTCGCTCGGTGCAGCGTATGGCACCGGGAGGCCGTCGTAGTTGTTGTAGTACGGAGGGAGGTCGTCATTGTTCTGGGCAGCATTCGCTTTCATAGCCTGCCGAGTAAACGTGTCCTGAGGGTCAATGTTGCCATCGTTGCTCGGAACCACGTAGTGCTGCCGCTGTGCGAGCTCGCGAGCAGACAGCTCCTGGCCGAACGCGCGACCGAGGTCCGGTGCACCCGAGCGCGCATGCTGGCCGCCCATCGACATTTGGCCACCCATCGAACCACCTTTGTTTGACATTGCTTCTGGCAGTGGAGCCATGATTGGTCTTTGAGCCATCGCTCAGAAATTCACTCACTAGATTCTGCGAGAATCAGGAGCCAAAGCGAGCATTCGAGGAAACTACCATTACTAGTTTGTGCCATCGTCGGCATCATCATGGGTTCGTTGTTCGCCAACTGCAACGTTGTAGGCGTGACGTGCAAGTTTGTGGACCTCAACTCGAATGTCAGTGTCGTCATGTTGCGTGGTGCGAAGGTAACTGTCCTCAAGCCTCTCTCACTGCTGTCCCATAAAGGTAGATCTGAAATTCTAGGCATATTGAATGCATCAGTCATGTGATGGGACAGAACTGATGGCATGATAAAAAAGTAGCTGTTGAGATCCTTAAGGTTAGTCAGCAGTTCGTCGTTATTAGTCTGTGCTTCCTTGATGTCAAGCACTAACGGTTCAGCTATATTTTGCCGACACCCCACCAGCTTAATCCCAGCGACCTTCTTGATGTTACTTGGCAAACGCACCACTTCGCGCATTGGCTCACCTGCATCCTGGGTGAACGCTACATAAACGGGACGCCACGTGTACGTCATCCGCTTGCTTTCCGACTTGGAAAAAGGCAAGCACTGCAGTGTCTTTTTCCGAGCACAGTATGCCAGAGTGCAATGACATGGCTGTATACACTCAACAGGAAGATGTGGACCGCGCTTTCGCTGATTATGACAGCGCTCTGCTTACTCTTAATCCTCGCCCGGCGTGTGCTACTCGCGATGCTATGCTTTGCGTTGGCTGTGGCAATTCTTCTTTCACTTACAACAACACCGGCAGTCATGAACCAGGATCCCGTGTTTGCAGCACTTGCGGTGTGGTGCAGCCAGGGCAAATCATTTTTGAGCAAATGTTTGGTCGGGTCGTACCGACGCGCACGAGCAACTACAAGCGCATTCATCACTGGCATGAGCGCATCTCGCAACTCATGCTCATGGAGTCGAAAATTCCACCCGAACACATGGTCGCTATTGCGGAAAAGCTGCTCGACGGCACATACACCGTTGTGTCGAAGGACGCTATCCGCGCAGTTCTCAGATCTTTAGGCCTTCAGGTCTACATCGAGAAGTGGTTGCAGATCATCGAACGCTGTACAGGTGTTAAGCCCCCGTGTCCGGGCCCAATCGTTTTGCAGCGTCTCGACAGCCTCTTCCTCGAGCTGCAGCGACCGTTTGATGCACACAAAATAGAGTCGCGTCGCAATTTCCTCAATTACAACTACGTGTTCTGTCGTCTCTTCCAGCGTATGGGGTGCACTAAGTTTTGCATGTTCTTTCCGCTAATTCGCTCGAAAGTCAAACTGCGTGCGCTAGATGACATGTGGGACGCGATGGCGCGAAGCATCAATTGGTCGACGCCGCCTCTGCAGATGGTGGTGCCATTTTCAGTGCGGCTCGAGAAACCTCAAGCTTTGCTACAGCAGCTAAGGCTGCAATGCGCTTCTGCAACGACGGCTGTGCCTCGAACAATCCCAATGAGAACGGCAATCCAAACGTGGGATCATCGGAGGTCAGCTGCGACCCCACTTGAGAGAGCAACACCCCGTTCAGTGCGATCTGAACAAAGGCCTCAAACATTAGCGCTGCGTTTGAAGCGGAAGCGCTGTACGCAGGCATGAGTGCCTCGATGCAGGCACCCGCGAAAATACCAACCGAAACGTGAGTGACGGAAACTTGGATTGCGCGTGCAGTAGACATGTGTGTTCTTATGTATGCTTAGAAACTTATCCCCTTCGACCAATCGTAGTGGCACCGCGCTCCGTGGGAAAGTCCTTCCACGGACGGGGCATGAAATCTTTCACATTCATAAGCTCCGAGGCTGCCATTGGCGCCTCGCGTGGAGGTATCATTGACTGGCCCAGTTGCGCTGATCGCCAGAACTCCGGACCGCCCATCCTAAACGCGCCTGGATCTTCAGCTTTCCACCAGCCTAGCATCGAAATCGGGTCCACTTCAGTGTCCGGACACGTGTTGCAGACGAGCACCTCATTGTCCTCAGTATACGCATTCAGGATTTGCGCGAATGCGTCCTTAGTTAGGAAGCTGCCGAAATCCTCCCACAGCGCTTCCAACTGACGCTGCTGAAGACATTTCATCATAAAGATGTAGTCAGTATTACCACGGAGGACCGGCGTAATGCTCTTTGCATACTGCGTCGTGATCAGTGTGAACACACGGTAATGTCGTCCCGCGACGAACAATTCCATGAGCGATTCGTCATACTTGAGCCGCTGATCGCTAATCACGTCGTCAAGTAAGATGAAGAATGGAGCCTCCTTATCCTTTTCCGCGTCCGTTTTGTTCACGTCATTCAGGATCTTCTTTTGCCGGCGGAAAACCGCCTGAATGATCTCCGGGTCATATTTGTTGAAGATGTACTTGGAAGGCACATATTCGCGCCAAAACTTGTTGAGTTCGTCGGTCTGGCTGATGACGAGACCAGCCTCAAACTTATCCTTAAAGAGGTACATGATGTTGCGGAACACCCAGGATTTGCCAGTGCGACGCTTGCCGACTGCGACAATTGTCGCATCGATCTTCATCTGACTCGGGTCAAATTCTTGCAAGTCTGGTAACTGAATATCTGCATACAAATCACTTACCAACACGGGCATTGTCGCGTGCTTTCCATACGCTTTCCCGCCCTCCTTCTCTCCATACGCTGTGTTTCGTGGCGTTACCCCCTCTCCTTGGCCCGTTAACTCCTGCACACGGGGATTGCTGCTCTGCGGTTTTTGATTAGGGTCCTCTTTGCCCTTCGTCGGAACAGCCTTCTTAGCTTTGGTGGGCGGCATCCTACGCTACTGCCATAGGCTCAGAAAACTGCGCCTCGATATCTGGCCCCGAGCCGATGTGTGCGTCAGGTAGCAGTGGCTCTGTGTATGGCATCGCGAAATCGTAAACGTTCGCCGCGAATGAGGGCACCGACGTCTTCTGTGCCAGGCGCGAACGTTGGCACACAACCTGCACATCCTCAAACGACCAGTGAATGCCAAACTTGTCGCCGCCGACACCGGTGTAAACTTGATTTCCATACATCGTGGCCGCCACAACATCCCCGGGCTGCACCGTACCATTCGGCAGTACAGCGCCAGTATGGTCGCATATGTTGATGACACGTGGCATTTTGCCGCCACAGCCATCCCATGTGAACTTACTGGACGACATCTGCACGCTGTGGCCAGAGAGTGCACCGGTAACTTTGTCGTACTTCGGACGAATTGTGCGAATCTGCAACATCTTGCACTCCTCGCGCGAAAGGTTCTTACGGCCAAGGATCTTGAGTTGGTTCGCCTGCACAAAATCGAGCAGACGCTCATCTATCTCGGTGAGCTTGTCGGCAAAGACAGTGAACATCGCATTCTCCACCTCGTTAATGTAGGCATCCGTCAAGTCGAGTGTATATTTTGCCTTCTGGATGTCCGTCGGCCCCCACATCGTGCCAAAATTGCCGTCGCCCGTGACCCGTGGCCAGTTGGTAACACACGCGGGGCTGACCATGGCCACCTCACTCCCGTTGTCGCCAAAGAACATCTGGATAGTAGCTTTGCCCTGACGATCCGTGCCGAGGGCGAAATTAATCTCGTTGGCCTTTAAATCCTGGTAGTTGACGAACTTCCTCATCGCCATGGTGTTGGGTAGTATCTGGAGGGAGGAGCGCCTAAGCGGCTGCCTACATACTCATACTTCAGAAAATGCACGGCGTCCGCAGTAGGCATGAATCCGAGGTGTTGCTCGTTTGAGGTCAAAGTGAGATCGCCGTGTGGCGTCGGCACTTGGACACGTGTCTCACTCTTCGGTGCTTTAAGCAGGCCGTTACGGTCTGTATGCGCACCGGGTAACTTCGGGACACCACCCCCGTAAACCTGTTTCCCAACATCGCGGCGACGAACTTCATTGTCCACGCGCTTTGCCGGAGTCATTCCGGAAGCGACTTCCCCGACGAACGGGACAGTTTCTAGATCAGCGCGCGGCTGTGGACGTGAGTGCCACCAGTTTTGATCGAACCCCACTTGTGTGCTTGCCATCGTTTCTCTCACACCCCCTAGAAAATCACTCATCTCCCGCAAGTTTGACCCGCTTCGCCGCAGGCTCAGACACTTCCTCCTCTTCCTCCTCGGTTTCGGGTGGCGATTGCTCCAAGTCTGCATTCGCCCAAAAGGTATAGTTGACGTGAGCCTCCATTGATTCCGAGACTGCCTTCTCAATCTCCGCCTTCTCCTCATCACTTAACACTGGCGCGCACTTAGCCATGCGCTGCACCGCGGCGAAGAAACGCAGATAGTGCGGCATGAGCTTTTCGTGCAGCTCAGTATCACGCGTTAGGCGGTAAATCTTGTATCCCTCCGGCGACCACGAGATGAAATCACACCAATTACGATTAGCGCACTCCAAGCATAAGTTCATCTGCAAGTAGTAGTGCGCTGGGATATCCTTATGTACACGCGATCCATCTTTCTTCTTCCAGTACGGGCACTTCACCTCGAGCATCCCCTCAGTGCCAATTAGACCATCCGGCGACCCTGCTAGCCATGACGTGTATGGGTGCACGTGCAGCCCAGTGCTCTGTACAACGTTGCCAGTATGAGCAGAATATGCCAGGATGCCGTTCGGTTCGTTTTGCGTGCCCCAACGCGTTGCGTCATTCCCCACAAATCTCTCCATACCCGTCGCACGCAGGAACGCCTGTTGGCGCGAGGTCCACGGACAGAGGCCGAGTGCGGCGCCCAAGTTGCTCGCCGTTAGCTTGCCCCGGCGAGCGGCGTGCCACGCGGGCGTCCGCTGCTGCAGGCTCGCATTCACGTCGGCCATCTGTCCAGTGTCAGTGTGGGCTTGGAAAATGTTCTGATGCGTGTGTAAAGCGCGATGCCGTGGAATTGGAGCCCGCGTTCACGACAGAGCGTGGACGTGGGTGGTGCGAAGGGCACATATGCAGATGCTAGTAATGTATCCACGTGGCCGAATTACGAGGCAGCGTATTTGGCAAAACGGTTGGGTGGTCAAGAACCGGCAACTGCCTATGAAGATCGCTACAAATATGGTCGTGATGGGCAAAATTTGACAGATGCAACAGCACGGGCCGTTTACTTAGATAAAGTCGCTACAAACTTCCGCTCTGAGGCAGACGAGTGCCTTAAAGCAGAATTCATGGATTGGTTGCAGGGTAATCATGAAGACAATGAGCGCAAAGCAACCTTCCCAAACCGCCCCGGACAAGCGCAACGACGCGCAATTTTTCCCACTCGCGACGGCACTGCTGTGAAGCAAGCTGGTGAGACGCTCGACAATTGGCAGGCCACGTGGTGGGGTAAAAACCAATTGACACACCTTGACGGCGTGCGCGAGTTCCTGCGTGAGAAGAAGGTGAAGGCAGAGGAACACGAGTTTGCCATGAATTTGCTTGCCGAATTTGGACCGAACAACATTGACCAAGCGTGGACATATTTCAAGCACTGGGTGAAAGGACAGCCAGTGAAACCCGAAGATTGTGTGCATGCTCCTGGAAACAGCGATGAAGTAAAGCGTTCAGGACCAATTAGCATGCACGACTCACGCAGTACACTGCTAAGTCCACCGACAGAGACAGAGCGAGCACGGATGCAAGATGATGCAGACATGGCATATGCTGACGCGCAGCAAGCTACTGCACGTGCAGCCACGGCTGCCGAAGCAGCCAATATTGCATACGCCACAGAAGACGGCCCTGCACCAGATGACATGCCGCAGTTTCCAGAGAATGCGGATCCCGGACCAGCAGCCAACGACGCTGACGAAGCCATGGACGACGCCGTTGCTAAGATAGCAGGCTTCAAGCGCAAGGCTGCAGATGTCATTGATGGCGATATTAAGTTCAATAAACACGCACGTGCAACACAATACCAAAATGTTGCGCGTGGCTTGAAGCGCGGACTCCTTGTTTCCAACCAACGCAACCAAGCCGAAAAAGACCGAATGGAACGCATTCGGGATCTGCATGTAAACGAACAATACCAATATGAGCGAAGGGCGGCGGCGCGGGAAGCACAAGAAGCAGCTCAGCCATTGTCAGACGAGCTGCGTGAGGCACTGCGACGTGTCAAATTGGACCGGCGAGCGCCATTGCCCCGAGCATACGATGCCGAGGTGGACGAGACCCCGCTGCCAGAGAGCGACGAAAGCCTCACCACCGACGATGAAATTGAACTCAGCCCGCTTATCACAGATAGCCCACTTAGCGCAAATCTACGCGCGGCGGTTGAAAGAGCACGAGGGTAATTTTCCAAAAGTGAGGTATTGCAGCAACGCAAATGGATCAATTTCATGAAGCGCAAGAGCGTTTCAGACGTGGCTCATTGTTTGACCGCCACGCATATACGAGAGACATGTTAATGAACTATGGCAATGGTGGCAGAAAGATGGAACTGCCTCAGATGAGTCGCTACGACTATGAAAAGGCTCTTGCGTTTCGCAACGCTGAGAAAGAACGGTATCGCGATTTAGAGAGGCAGCTTGTCTCCGTCACTGCACAATTACGGCAAAGCAACATGGATTGCGAGAAACTGGCCGCATTCATTAATGCAAAGGAGAGACGCCGAGAAGAGAGAAAACGCCAACATATTCTTAAGAGTGAGCAGGATACAAGTGATGCTAGTGCTCCTGGCAACGGTGACAGTCACGCTGTCGGTAGCGGCGGGAATCGTGCACTGCCTCCCGCGCGTGATTCCAGTAAAGCTGACACTGACGCTGGGCAATCAGAAGCGATAATTTCTAGCACCTCGGTGACTAATGAGCTTGCCGACACTCGCCGCCATCGCGCTCGTCGCAACGTTGTTGAGCCAGACCAACAAAACTCCAACACAAGTGGTGAAAACAGGTCTTCAGGGCCAGTCGAAGCAGGGCGGTCATCCGTTGAAGCGACCGACGGGTCCGAGTCAAATGTGGGTGGACCGGCCGATCAACACGAGCCTAAGGAATGATGCACAGGGCCAGACACCCGAGCAGATCGAGGCTTACCTGCAGAGGACGTATGCCAGTGAGGCTTCAGTGCACCCGGGAGTACGACTCGTGGCCGGACAGGCCGTCGCGTAATTTCTGACTTTATGGCAACTAGCCCCATGGCGCCGCAACTGCAGATCAATCAGGGTCCTCAGGACGCACTGCTTTTCGATAACACTCGGTCGTACTTCACCAATGTTGGATACACGCGCACGTCTAACTTCCAGATGGAGCTGCGCGACGTGGATCCGCAGAACACTGCCAACCTTGGCGGTACGGTGAATTTCGTCATCCCTAAGGCTGCGGATCTGCTTGGCCCTGTTGACCTTATGATCAAGTTCAACCCGGCCAGTGCCGCGCCAGGCGCCGGTAAGATTCAGGGATGGGTCGAGGCACTCGGTCACGCGATGATCGAGAAGATCACGTTCTCGGTGGGCTCGCACGACATTGAGACGCTCACGGGCGATCACCTTAACATCATGAACGAGCTGATGCGCTCGGACGCCCAGCGCTACGGCTTCCCGCACACTCTTAAGACCGGCCGGCCGCTCGCAGTGGGCGAAATTGGGTCATCTGCGAATGCGTTTAGCTGGTACACCGACGGAGAGACCGATGAGTCGGTGTGTGTTGATCGCCTCATTGGTGCTGGATCGACTATCAAGGATGGCAAGAGTCTCATCATCCCTCTCGGCCTCTTCTTCACGACGCACCCCTCGAAGTATTTCCCACTCGCCGCTATTGCGGGCTCGAACGATGTGCGCATCTCGGTCAAGTTCCGCACGCTGAACGAGCTGCTCGTGCTTAAGGGATCGCCGACTGTGAGCGGGACCACGATGACCGCGACCACTGCATTCTCGGACGCCGGTATTCCGACGTTTGCGAATGGCAGCGCGTTTGTCCAGGGCAGTGGCTGCTTCCTGCGCT